GTATGTCTGCATTCGCACTATGAATGTCGCCCATCACGACATTAACTTCTACATCAGTAGTTTTGCCTTTTGGTTTGTAGTGCCTACCAAGATCAATAAATGAACCATCTTCTGCGCATTGTATTTGTCTGAAATGAAAGATATTTTCATCTTCTAGTTCTACGATTATAGCACCCATAGTATGGTCATGGTCTGCAATGTAGGAAAGTCTTTTCGATACAAAAGTTTCAGAATAGTAAGACGGTAAAGTACAAGCACCAGGTGTCATAATAGAATAGTTTTTGTCTCGGCTATTTCCAGAAGGGACATATTCAAGGAATTGCTTTGGTGCAGCAAATACATAAGAACCCTCTCGCTTACCAATTCTCAAAAGACCAGTGATAGGCTTGATCTGTTTTGCTGAAACTTGTATATTTCGTAGGGATATGTTATTGTTCAACGGAGTGTCTTCTGACACAAACAGATATTTTGGATCATTGAACACTTGCGCAAAAACCGCAGTCTGCTTTTCGAAGCTATTGGTGATGCTCTCTGCTGGCATAATAACAGCTTGTGCATCGTTTTCTTCACAATATCTATCAATAGTATTGAGAAACCCAATATGTGCTTTTGCACCAGCAACCGCAGTTGTAATTACAAAGCGTTTTTTGTTAGCGTTAACAGCACTTCTTTCAGCAGAAAACACTTTTTCTATTGTAGAGAAGTGTTTATCTAAAAAGTTTCCATGCTCAAGTCGCATATACTCATGAAGACTTTCGATACCTCCAAATGCTCTTGCCAACACATCTTTTGAAATATCATATTCCATAAAGTCTTGTCTGATTGGCAATTCTTTTTTCTCAGAAACGATTTTCTTGTATAGCTTTACTAGGTACTTTTTACGTTCTTCTTTTTGCTTTTCCTTGTTTTTTTCTTCTGTCATGTTAAATCCTCAAATTGTTTCATTAGTCTAGAACTTCAAATCGTTCTATAGAGTCAAGTGAAAATGTTCTGATAATCACTTTTTCTTCAAGACCGCCTTGAGATTCATCAGATACTGATTTCACAGGAAGCCCTTCAATTTCTTCATCTGTAACTTCACCATCTACAAGATAAGTAGACTCACCAGAAGAGACAAAGAAGCATTCAATGTAGTATTTATCATTATGCTGAACAAAGGGTGTGCCTTCAATTCGTGTACCCCAAGCACGGGGTTTCATGACAAATTCTGACGGGTCTTTGCCTTCTTTTTCAAGACCTTCTTTCACTAGCTTTTCATATAAGCTACCGCCACCGAAATTGACAAATGCCTTAGCACCTGTTGTTTTTTTGGTGACACGTCCCTGCATCAAATTCTTTTTTCCGCCTTTCAATTTAACCTCAGTTACGGTATCAAGGTTAAAATACACGTCACCTTCTTTATTTTCTAGCAGGGTTTGAGCTTCTTCATATTTCATGCAATTTTCCTTCCATTTTTAAATTTTACTGCAAAGAAGATTGGTGTGAAGCCATTAAACCCCCCACCCAAGTTAAGTTTTCTGCAAACTTGCCTTGCATCTTTCTCATTATAAGATAATTCAATCTTTGTTTCTGTGTTTTTTTCGATGATGTCATATATTGGGTTTTTTGCGCTTTGTACTACTGAATAGCTCATTGAAATTCTCCTACATTATAAAGTTTCTTTTTCTTGGAACCTTTGTCTTGTTTGTTCCAAGTTTCACCGAAAGTTGTTTTATCCATTAAGGTCGTGTCTTCATCATCTTTTTTGCCATGTTTTCTATCGTTCACTTCTGACGATACTGATCTTTGAACACTTTCTTCTGTGTTATTCAGTTTCATCCTTGCCTTATCCAATCCTACAACAAAACGTCTGTAATTGGAAAGATCACCCCAACGATTTTTCAACTGTTTAATCATCAGTTGTTTCATTGATTCTAGTTCTTCATTTGTGATCAGTGCAAAAATAGCATCAGCAGTGTGTGTGATGCCCATAGATTCGGATGTATTGGTAAGATCAACATCACTATTGTTATATCCGTCACGATTCAACTGTGAACTTGATACGATAGGAACATTGAATTCCATTGCCAAACCACGGACTTCTTCTGCAATTGACTTCACAAGAGTGTAAGAGTTTGCAGCAGCAGCACCTTTAATTCTTGCAGATGCACAAATATTTAGGTAATCAATAAAGACGATATCAGGGGTAAACCCTTTTTTCTGCTTCAACTCATTTAGAAGATGTCTAAAGTGACCAGAATTAGCAGAGCCTGTGGGGTATTCTTTAATGATCAATTTACCAGGAGTTTTGTCCTTGTATCTTGCCATTCTCTTATGAAAGGTGTCTAGAGGTGTATCAACAACTTCATCAAGAGTGATGCCCATGATATTAGCGTCAATTCTTCTACCAACTTCTTCTTCCGCAAGTTCCATTGTGATGTACAGCACATTTTTACCGAACATCAAAGCAGAAGCTGCCATGTGACATTTTACAATACTTTTACCTGTACCTGTCGCACCTAAGAAAAGTGTCAGTGATTTACGGGGTAGACCACCTTTGGTAATTTTGTTGAAAATATCAATGTCAAAAGGTATACGCTCTTCTTTCCTGTTATAGTATTCATATCTTGCTTCATAGTCTTCAAGAAAATCGTGACCTACATGATGGTCAAAACTGATAGAAAGAGAGTCTGACAATAGGCTTGGGATTGACCCCTTATCAAGCTCTTTGTCTTGGCCATCCAAAATAAGAATAGAGCGCCTGATAGAATTGAAAAGGTCTTTATCTTGGCAGAACTTTTCTGTTTCGTTTACAAGCCATTCTTGATTTGTGTCTTTGTCGATTTCAAATGTCTTTAGAGTTTCTGAAACCTCCTTAAAGACATTTTCATTAAGATCACTTCTATTTTCAAGATTGACTTTAAGAGCCTCCATTGTAGGAGGCTCTTTATAGTCGTTTACGAAACTTTGTATAGAATTGAAGATTTTTTTGTATGCAGTGTCATCAAAATATTCCTCTTTGATATATGGGAATACTTTTTTGTAGTATTCTTCATTGTAAAGAATATTCGATAAGATTGTTACTTCCATTGACATGCTTTATACCTCTTCTTCTTCAAAATCCTCCCCTGATAAATCTAGCATTGGAGCGGATAGTTTATATTTCTTTTCAACGAATTTCTTGAAATCTTCTCTTAGTATAAGGTCTTCAAAAAATGCATTATCGGTTTCAATATCTTTGGCACGGCGCTTTGGTTCTATCACTTCACCAGTTTCCATATCAACTGTGTTATACCAGCCTTGGTTTGCCTTCACTACATGGCCTGACTCTAGTGCTAGATCAAGTAGTGCAGACCATTTCAAGATACCTTTATCGTATAGGACTGTGAAAGGCAATTTAGCTTTTTCTTTCACAAATCTTGACTTTTCAATATTGATAGTAAACTTATAACCAGAAAGTTCAGTACCTTCTTTTTCCTGTGATTTTGTAATCACAAAAATCTGGTTTGAAGAATATGTGACAGCAGTACCACCTGGGATAATAGTTTTAGGGAACATGCCAATTTCTTGATACACATGATTGATTACTATACACGGTAAATCTTTCATTGTCAAGTGCGGAGTTATGATTCTTAGCAAAGAACGTATAGCTTTTGCACGTGACATGTCAGCAACTGATTTTTCATTTTCTGCGTCTTCAACTTCTTTCTTTGATGCAAGAGCACCCAAAGAGTCAACCAAAACGAAAACATGATCACCACGTTGAACTTCTTCAAGTCTCTTAACAATATCAAATTTCAATTGTTCAACGTGTTCGATTGGGATATGTAGTACCCTTGAAGCATCAATGCCGTTGCTGGACAGATATTCTGGTGTGATACCAAATTCTGAGTCATAAAGCAATGCCACTGCATCAGGGTATTTGTCAAAGTATGCTTTCATACAATATAGGCCAAGAAGTGTCTTGAAGCTTTTACTGGCACCTGCAAAAACTGTGAGGCCAGGGATTAGACCGCCATCTAGTGCACCACTAAATGCGATATTAAGAATTGGTAGTTCTGTTGGGATTGTATCTTTCTGGTTAAAAAATGTTGATTTGTCTAATGACTCTGCATGTTTTATGGAACCAGACTTTCTTAGTTTCTCTAAAAGAGATGACATATTTTTCTCCTTGTATATGTGTTGATTTTTTTATTGAGGGGAACTACCCCTCAAGTATAGACTTCATCTTGTTTTGGAAGGCTTCAATTTTGGCTGTTCTATTTGGCCAATATATTGTTGTTTTTTCTGGGTTTGATTTCAGATTTTCCAACAATGGGTTGATTGAGTTGAACATTACACTTAGCCTATGGTGCAAATCTTCAATCATTTCTTTATCTGTTTTAGAATTTGCTTCTAAAGTTTTAGCTTGGGTCTTGACTTCTTCAAAATCTTCTTCTACGAAGCTAAATCCAAAATCATCATCAAAGGGTTCAAATTTTTCTTTCATCATTATATCTCCCGAAAATAGGAGAGGGGGTTTCCCCCCTCTCTTTCTTTAGTTGCCAGCTAATGATTTGAAAAATGCTAGGTCATCTTCGTCATCATCACTAGATGATGCCATTGGTTGACTTTCTTCTTTGATGCTTGGTGCATCTGCCGTTTTTCCTAGCTTTGACATATCAATTTCATCATCTACATCATCATCTTCTGCATGACTTTGATGGTTTGAAGATGCTTCTGAGATGCCAAGAACCTTATGAAGCTTTGCTTTCAATTCTTTGTAAGATTTGAAATTCTTAGGCTCAATAATTTCTTGTAGTGAATACGCATTTGCCAATTTTGTGACAATCATGTCATCATCACTGAAAAGGGGCGCTGGTTCATCAAATTCTGACTTATCATAGTTTGGATAGCCATCTACTTTTCTAGCTTTTAGACGGAAGTTTGCACCTTCCCATAGATCAAATGGGTTTACTGGCTGTTCATCTTCGAACTGTGGGTTCATAAGATCATTTAGCTTATCAAATATTTTCTTGCCATACTTGTACAAGAATACTTTGCCCTCGTTATCAGGATTTGCAGGGTCCTTTACAACATAGATATTGGAAATATATTGCAGTTTACGCTTCTGCTTTCTAGCTTGACGGCGTTCATCTGAATTATCATCTGTAGTTGAATTCCAAAGACGATTGTTGAACTCATTCACTGGATCATCTTGGTTGATAGTGGAAAGGCAGTTTTCAATATACCAAAGACCAGTTGGGCCTTGGAAGCCATGATTGAACATGCGTACAAAAGGTACATCTTCGCCTTCAATCTCTGGCAGAAAACGAATAATTGCCATACCATTACCAGCAGAGTCTGTGGTAAGCTTCCAATATTTGTTTTCATCTGGGTTGGAATAACCTTTTGAAACCATCTGTTCTAATTGACCATTTAGTTTTTCGAAGGAATTTTTGCGGTTGTTTTTAAGCTTGTCAACATTGAATCCTGACATGGTAGTCTCCTTTTATATTGCGTTATATTGCGTTGTATTTTTTATATTGCGTTGTATTTTACAAGTGACCCTGTTATACAAGGCAATACTATTTATATCAGAAAAATCTGCTTTTTATCAATTTTCTGATTTTTTTTTCATCATAATCCAAAAAACCATGATATTTCTTGGATTTGACTAATATATCACATGCTACGATTTTGTCAAGTATTTTCTCTTCCCAGTAGGGAAAAACTTTCGTAGTGTGAGATAGTATTGTGAACGTTTCCATAGAAATCTCTTTTTGTATCAAGAGAGTTAATATCTTTGGATGATCACCATTATTTGAAATGAAGTTTTGTTGGAAATCATCATCCAACTTTCCTAGGTCTTTTTCAACATTGTATGTTATTGAATCAACTTTGGACTTCCATTCTAAATATATTTCTTTGCCTGCATCATCTACTATATCGCCAATCCATTTATTGGGATTGTCTACTATATTGGCAAGCAAGATATTTTCCCAATCCCTCTGCTTATAAAGTTTGAAGAATTGGAAAACATCTCTTCTTGTTTGGAATTTTTCAAATGACGTTCTTGTTTTGCCGCCATACTTGAAATAATCATAAGTCTTTAAAGTGAAATGCCTTTGCATTGCAATGTAGGTTTGATAGACTTTGTAAGAGTTTTTGTCAGCATAGTTTACTGTATTTTTCATCTGGTTTGACTAACCTCTTTTCAACTGCTTCCAAGCGAATTTTTTCTTTGAAAATAGTTGACTTTTTGATTATCTCAGCCAACGATTCAATTTCTATTCGCTCTCTCTCTGAATATAAAACCAAGGCATCTATGTAAGAAACTCCTTTGGAAAGCATATCAGATATTTCATGATGTATTTTATCAGGTGATTTTGTTTTTATCAATTTATCAACCATTTAGAGCCTTGACCCCTGACAGCCAATTTTCTGCCACGTTTTGAACAAAGTCGATTGATTTTGATTCAAAAACTTCTTTCTTCGAAAAAGCACCCGCTGTATAATAATCTACACGATATCCATTTCGTATTTCATGTATTTCAGCGCGAGTGCCACTGTCTGTTCCTTCTTTATAAAAAGATGTTAAAAGCATATTTCTGCCCCCTCAAATAAGTTCTCTTTTGCCACTTGCCCAGTCAATAGCAGACTGTTCTACAAAAACAATGGGCGTTTGATCATATTTTTCTGTGAAAAATTTATGATTGTTGTTATCAGTAAAAATGATTTCATGCTCACCATCAGCAGAGAAAAAAACCTCTGCTTTTGCTCCATGAACATCTTCGACTACAAAGTAAGGATTGTCGCTCACGTTTTTCATTCTATACGCCTCCATTAAAAAATTATAGTATTTTTTCCCATGCACCGTTGATATAAACCATCAAAGCTTGGCTTCCATCAAGATTAGGGTCCCACAACGTACCATCAGCCATTGCAATGTTTCCGTTAGCTGGACTTGTTGGTTCTGCACCAACATTAAGAGTCAAAATATTTGAAGTCAAAGTTGCAAAAGTTACATCATCTGTATCCCCTACTGATTGACCAATTGACACTTCACCGTCTGTTATATCAACACCAGTGCCACCAGAAAAAGCACTTCTTATAGAATCATCACCAATTCCAGTGAATGCTAAAGCATCTG